ATCACCGAAAACTGTGCCAAACCTACTAAACCAGTCAGGCTGAAATCTATATATCGACTGCCAGGTGCTAATGATAACTCGCTTTGAGGTATTCTTATCTTTACCTGAGTATATTCTGTGACAATTGTGCTCCACATCATAGCCATAAGACTTAAAGTCATTATACATCTGCTCAACTAACGAGGTGGTTGGTACTATAACTAATACATCATTTTCAAAAGATGACAGAAGATAACGCATTAACACGTATATTATAAGTGACTTACCAGAACCTGTTGGAGATAACAGGATTGCATTTTTTCTCTGTATACCAGTGCATACTGCATCAAACTGATAGTCTCTTATCTCGAATGGTAGCTTTAAAGCTTTAATAAACTTCATCATAAACTCAGGATCAATCTTATTTCCTTCGTTAGGACTGCCATAGTCTGATTCTTCTATGTCTATCTTATACTCACGACTTTCTGCAAACGAGAGTATTTGAGGAAATAAGCCTGCTGATATCTCACCAGTTATCTGGTTATATAGTCGTATCTTTCCATCCCATAGCCTATTACGATAAGCCGGCATAAATTTATAACCAGGTACAAAGAATGAAAAGAACTCACGTAGCTCTGCTCCTATTCCTCTATCACACTCCACTCTTATCGTAGAGTGATTTAATTTCCTGACTCGAATTGTTTCCATTTGATTATGTTCGATATAGTTTGGTGTCGCCATTTTAAGTTATCTATTATTTCTGATAATGTTTCAGTTAATGTTTTCCAGTATTGTATTTTCTCTTCTGACTTTTGTATTTCAGGATCGCTATCATAGTAGTACTCCATCTCGCCTTTAAGAACCTTTAAGCCTTCAAACGGATCAGGCTCCCACCCTTTTTCTTGTATTGTTATCTGGTCCATCTTACCATTATAGTATAGCCACTTGTCTTTAAGAAGCTTCTTCTGTTCAAACTCAGCACGCTTGAGCTCGAGTTTGGACGTAGACCAGAGTTGTATATATTTTGAGTGTAGTATTGGAGTTTGACGTGATGTCTCATCTATTTGATAGTTGTCAATTATACAGTCTTTTTGCCACATTTCGTGGACTTGTTTCAAGTCAATCATTATGTCTCCAATAATATATATTAACCAGTTACAGTACCAGTCACGTCAAATGAGTCAGTAATTGCACCAGTCGTTGCATTAAATGTTTTTATGTCAAAGTAAGTAAACCTAAATGAAGCGCCAAAAGTTAAGAATGACTCAGCTCCACTTGTTGCCTGAAACTGAATGTCAGTCAGCGCAGTTGGTATACTATCTCTATATATAATCTGAGCTATCGCATTGTTTGAGCTATTTAATATAGACAATGTAATATCAGATTGTGTAGGTGGTCGTTGTGTGGCATTCGTAAATCTATCAAGTGCCGTAACATTGTCTTGATCAAGAGCACGTCTCATCCAGTTATGCATTTCGGTATAAGACTTCATGTCTTCATCAAGAATTATGTTTGCTAACATCTCATTATAAGTGAGCTTATCACCAATGAATGGTATAGCAGATATTTTCTTATAGCCAAGATCTGCGGTGTTCATGATTACACCAGCATGAGTAAAGTCTTGAACAAAGAACTCTAAGTTTGGATAGTTTTTTCTATCAATTACTAGCTTAAAGCCAGTAGGTTGTAAATAATTAAAGTTACTAGTTAGTGCCATTCTTACACCTACAGTTTATTCCACCACAGCTACCTTTAATCGGTTTAAACAATAAACCTAAAGACATGCCTGAGGCTATAAATGACATGAATATTAATAATGTTAGTATAAATGTTTCCATACTCTTATTTATACAAAAAAAAGAGGAGCCGAAACTCCTCCTTTAATATTAAGTACTAAGACTTACGCACCTAGAATATTGTCAACTCTGAATATTCTGTAGTATTGATTAGTCTTAACTGCGGCTAGGCCATCAGCAGGTGTAGCACCTACGAATGGGTTAGATGCCATTCCATATCTGGTTTTAAAACCAATTTTTGGTTGGAATGTATCTTCTCCAACTGCACGTACCATTGTTAATGGAACGTATGGGCAGTAGAATAGACCGGCATCATATGGGTTAGTACCCTTATAACCAACAGTTACATAGTTTGTATTTGCATACGGGTCAATGTAAACTCTTGTTCTACCGTTCATAGTACCAGCAAAAGTATTACCTGTGTCATCAACATTTAATGATGTTGACATTGCAGGTGTGTAGTCTAACATACCAGCTGCATGGAGAGCAGATGCTACATCAGATGAACATACGATAAAGTTTCCTTTACCTCTACGTGTCTCTTTTGCGATTGTATTACATTCTCTTTCGATTTGTAATACTAGTCCTTTGAACTTTTCTACAGACCATCTACCATCAGCATCTGTCTGAACATCGAAGATACCGTTAACGGCAGTGTTAGTTTGTAATGCACCAGTTTTTGCTTGTGCGTTAATAGTTCTGATTACTTCTCTATTGATTTCAGCTAAGATCTCAGTTGACAAGATGTTTGCCAATTCTGTCTCAGCGTCAAGACCGTGAATAGCTTTAAGGTCCTGAGCTAGTTCTAAGCTGTATTCAGCTTTAAGAGCTCTTGACTTAGCAGTCACAGTTGATTTCTCAATAGTGAATCCCATTTCTCTGAAAGATGAGTTTCCGGTTGAACCTAACTTCTCAGCTTCAGCAGTTGTCATTCCCTTACCAGTGATGTTAGTTAATCTAGCATCATCAGCAGTAGAGTCTGAATCTAAGTTAGTTACGTTAAGACCTGAAGCATTATCAGAATCGTGAGTAGATGCACTGTCACCTGAAAACTGAGTTTCAGCTTCATTAAACATTGCTTCTCTATTTCCTGTTGCACCACCGCCATATCTTGACTTCATGGCGAAGATTAATCCTGTTGGACCAGACATTGGCTGCACACCGCAGATGTCATATGCCATTAGGTTTGGCATTGCACGTCTTACGAGCGCGATTAATACTGGATTCCAATTGGATACAGATGATGTTGCGTTAGCTGGAGCAGCTTCATTAATCATTCCTTCTTCTCTAAGAGCGATTTCCTGATTTTCTAATACTGCAGCAGTAACAGCTTTCTTATGATGATCGGTAATAGTACCAGCTGACTCTTCGTTCAGTACTGGGGCCCATTTCTCAATCAACTTATCGTATGATACTGTCATTTAAGACTCCCTATTTAGTAGCAGTTTTCTTTATTGCTTTAAGATATTGATCCATTGAACCTGTTGACTCTACAATTGGAGCGTCATCATCTTCAACAATCTCATCTTGAGTTTTAGTTGCCTTAGCAAAATATGATTCCTTTAACTGAGCCACTTTCTGTGCGAAAGTATCTTCGTCTTCAAAATCTACATTTTCTGCTAAACCCTTTAGCTTTTCGACTTGAGTTTCAGCTAAATCTTTGGTTGCCTCTCTAATGATAGACTCCCTCTTATATAACTCTAACTCTTCAGCCATTGATACGGACTTTGCAATTGTGTCATTGAGTTGTGTCTCAAGTTCATCAACATTGTCTGCGAGTTCGTCAACCATGTCAACTTTATCCTCTGGCACCTGAATGTGTGACTCAGTAAATAGGTCTTTCAACTTATTCATAAAGTCCTCAGCGATTTCAGTTCTTAAACCATTTTGGATTGCTAACTTGTTGTCTTCCATCCAGCCTTCAACTACGTAGTTAAGGTAGCTGTCTACTTTCTCCACAAGGTCCTTTTTGGTACTTTCAATCTCTTCTGAAAGTTCCTCATTATACTTCTCTTCTAATCTGTCAATCTCTGCATTTACTTTTGTATTGATTGCTGATTCAAAGATAGTTTCTGCTCTCTGCTTGAATTCATCAGACAGTGTAGCTTCTTCACTGACAAGCGCTTTAAGATCGTCTTTAAAGTCAACTTCAATTTGAACTTGATCTTTAACTTCTTCTTCAGCGATTGGTTCGCCGTCGAATGCCTCAGGATTAGTACTTGCCATGTCATACATTTGCATTAAAGATTTCTTATCTTTACCTTGCATATGTCCAACCATAGCAGCAATTATTCCAGCTTTAGTTTTTGGCATTGGATCTTTCTTAGTTTGGTCACCTTTACGCGTTGGAGCGGATCCGGTGGCGTCACCTGCTTTATCAATAGAAGCGACTGATTGAGCTTCAGCATTTTTAGGATCGTGTTTCATTTCAGAGATTTCCTCTTCACTCTCTTGGAGTTCCACGTCCTGATTTTCTTGATTTATATCAGTCATACTTGACTCCTTATTTTGATTTTAATATTGAGAGGAAATTCTTAAACTCACGTACTTGTGTCTCATAGAGATCAGCGCGTGGAGCCTTTTTAATTTCAGTCTCCATTTTTTCAATTGTTTGTGCTTCTATAATACCGTTATTCCAAATCCATTCTACCCCTTCCATTATCCCATTAACGAAAGCGCTAGGAGCGGATGGATCTTGCACGATGTCTACCGCGTTTAGAATATAATCGTCATTGACGACCATTGCGTTATTACGCTGGCTCAAACTTCCCATACCACGAGTCGATACACCGAAAGTAACTCCGCCGTCGAGTAAGCCTTTAACAACTTCTCCCATTGGGGTGTTCAGTATCGATGCTTTGCCCACAATATTATTGCCATCAAACTTGAGTTCATTAATCTTGTGGGAAACTTTATCTAAATTAACGGTCGGACCTTCAGGATGATTCAGTTCTCCAACTGCTCTTCCCTTTGTCACCTGATCTGTATTGTACTTGCCAAGTGCCTTTTCCATTACTGGCATTGGATATATTCGACCGTTTCGATTCTTAGTCTCTGCCTGAGCAAAGATTCCTTGAATACCATAATTCTTTTTACCAGTTTTCTTATCCTCGGTAATTAAGAATTCAATATCGTTTTCAACAAATTCTGATATTAATTTCATGTTAACCTCTTGGATATGCTATTTTTGTAAAATGTGTTGTATTAGCACCAGAGAATAATTCTTCGAATTTTTCCTTGATGATTACTATTGATTGATTTTCATGCATTTGTATTGTACCGCCTGTAGCGACATTAGTAATTAAATCATCTGCAGTTGCACAAACATAAACACACTGTGCATTACCAATAGTAGATTTATTTCCAGATGTATTTGCTACAACCTTAGCGGCTAAAGGTCTTATTTCCATTACTTCATTCCCTTATACTGTTTCATAAATTCAGTTGCAGCCTTTTCGGCTTCACGCTGAGAATTATAGGCATCAAGTCTGTCACCATCAATATATACAACAAACTTATTCTTTTCATTGTGAATTTTTACAGGCACTCGATTTATCTTCTTATCGAAGACTGCTTTGCCAATCGGTTTACGACCAGCTAATTCTCTTAATTGTGAAAAAGTTTTCATCTTAACTATATTTATACTTTTTATGATTTAGACTGAAGCCTCTTCATCTTCATCTTCGTCTTCGCCGTCTTCTTCGGCTTCATCTTCGTCTTCGTCTTCGCCTTCTTCACCTTCAGACTCTTCATTATCTTCCAAGTCTTCTTCTGGTTCTGCTTCTTCTTCCTCTTCGACACCGTTATATACTTGATCTGCCATTCTGACTTTTTCTTGATCAAGAAGATCTGACATCTTAATAGTCATGACCTCACCAAATATCTTATTTGCATGATTATAATCTTGATCTAAAGAAGCTTTAATCAAATCTTGAATTCCATTTGCATTATCTTCTTGCTCTGTATTTTCCACGTTCTCGACATTATCCATTATACTACTCCTTGGTCATCGTCTGGTTCTTGCGCCTGTGCGGCTGCAATTTCTTTTTCCATATTCTCAATAGTCTCATCATCCATTAGAAGAATATTCTTTTGTACCCATCCTTTAGAGAAATATTCTCCAACATACTGTGATACTTGATCTAAACTCTGTATTTTCTCTCTTAAAAGCTCTGCTTCTTTTAATTCAGCAAAGTGATTATCTCTTAAGTAGTCAACTGTCACTTTATTTTTCCATACGTTCCAGTCATCTTCAGTAATTATATTTTTCATGATTAATTGCTTCTTAAGTATATCATAAAATAAATTAGAAAAACGATTTCTTAATCTATCAATAAACTTTTGAAACTTTAACTCATCTCTACTTATCTCTGTTGCTCTACCTAATGAAAATTGTTGTTCTTGTTCTAACCTATTCATTGGCACATTGAGTGATCTATATAATCTCTTTTGAAAATATATGATATCTTCAATCTGTCCTAAGTTTTCTCCACCAGGAAGTGTTGAAATCTCTGTACCTCTGCCACCCTCTCTTCTTGGTAACCAAAAGTCTTCAAGCATTGACATATGCTTACGATCATCACGTATTTCTCCAGTCTTAGCATCATATACTAACTTGTTACGATACTTAGACATAATGTCTTTCATATACTGTTCAGCCTTACCTCTTGGTAAGTTACCTACGTCAATATAGAACATTCTTCTTTCTGGTGCTCTGGCCAGCCTGTAAATAACTAGTGAGTCTTCCATCATTCTTAATTGAGTTATAGGCTTAAGAGCTTTATGTAAGTAAGAAACAATCTTTTTTCGTTGCTCGTCAAGTAAACCAGAAGTGATATAACTTATCGAGTCAAGAGTCATTTTTACGCCAGCATTTTGTGCACCTGGCTTTTCTTGAAATATATAAAACTCATTTACTTTTTCAACAAGCTTAGCACCAGTAAGAGGATCTTTCTTGCTCTTTACTTGCTTTACTTTTCTCATCTTAGCCGCATCAATGTATCTTATCTCTTGAATACCAGCACCTAAGTTATTTTCATCAACTACTAAGTGATGATATAACCTGCCATCTACATACCATCTACGAAATATGTCATGACCGAGTTCTTTAAAGTTTAACATATTAAATATCTTTTCAAACTCTTCGACCATCTGCTTTTTTATAGCAGCACTGACTGGTACATTATCTAAGTTTAATGATACAGAGGGTTTAAGCTCGCTCGCGGTTATAGACTCATTTACTATATCTTCAATTGCCGCATCAGCTTCTGGATGCATTGAACTTCCTCTATACTTAAGTATAAGTTGTGCGTTATCTTTTGAGTCATCACCGTCCATGTTAATATAGTGACCATAATGAGAGCCAGCTGATGTCGCAGTGACATAACCAGCACCATCATCGTCTCGTGGCGGAACAGGAGAGGCAAGTGTTTTATTATCTTTTGCTCTCGTTATTTCAAAACCAAATAATTTAAATGTATTTTCTGCCATTTATAATTCCTTTATAGTTAGGAGGGCCTAAACCCTCCTACTATTTATTACTTAACTTGTGGTGTCAGTCTCATAGTACTGATAAGCAAATGTTACAGTAAATCTTTCGATCTCATCATTTGTAGCATAGCTTAAATCTATAGGTGACATATCTTGTGGATACGAACCTCTAAATGTGTACTTTTTAAGTGAGTCCCCTGATCGATCAAGTTGCTCGACTAACAAATCTGCCTCATACGCAACAGGAGTTGTAAGACCGGTATTTGCTGAGTGAGCATTCATACCATTCATCCATCTCTCCATTGAGTTTCTGATAGCAAAGTCTGTATCGTTTATTATTGTAACAGTCCAGACATCAAACGTTCTATCACCTGCCATTTTTAATTGCCTACCACGAAATGGTACAACAATTTGGCCAAGTGTTGATCCTGGTAACTGAGCTGTCTCACATAAGAAAGATGTCAGTTCTGGATCACCGTTTGCATATCCAGGAAAGTTAATAGTAGCCTTGAAGAGGTTAGGACGTGCCCCACCGCCTCTTAGCTTTGATTTAAAATCATCTACGCCTAATACTGCCATTTTCTACCTCCTAAACTGTGCCAACGACTTCTTCAAAGTCGACACCAGTTCTTACTGCTACAAAGTTAAGTGTAACAAAGTTAATGGATCTGGCCGGCTTAATGAAGATACTTGCGATAAACTCATTTCTGTCAATAACTGCAGGTGTATTATTTGTAGCATCTGCAACTACTCTGAAATCTGTAATACCGCGTCTACCTTTTACTTCGCGTAATACTGGCTCGACGATATTAACAAACTCAGCTCTTGTAAATTCATCGTTGAATTCAAAAAGTACTTGTTCTGCGGCTCTTCCAATTGCTCTTTCTAATACTAAGAACAATCTTCTAACATTGATTCTATCAAATGCTGAAGGCCTTGCAAGTTTTGTTTTATCACCAAATAGTATGACGCCTGCTCCTGGTATATTTGCAATTGGATTTACGCCAGCTTTATACAAAGTATCTCTTTGTGGTTTGGTAGGTGAAAATGCAATTGAAGTAATTCCAAGATATTGGCCTCTTCGTGAACCTGCTGGTGAAAACCACGGAGCTCTATTTAAATCAGTAGCAGCCATAATTCCAGCAGTCGATGAACTAGCTGGTATCTCTATGTATTGATCATTAAATTTATCATACACTTTAAGATAGTTTCCATCCATAATCAAGTATGAAGATTTAGTAAATGTATTTCCAGTAGCTACAATATTCGTAACTATGTCACTGGTGCTGTTTATATTAAGAACATCGCTCCTTGCTGGTGAAGCAACAACAACACAGTCTTTTCTTAATGATTGAGCAGTAGTTACTAAATCATTTATTACTGTAGTTTGATCTGTTCTAGAAGTCATACCAGGGCAAAATATAAAATCTATTTCAACTTGGTCTTTGTCTTCAAAGAGATCATAACCTGACAGAATGTCAGAAGTTGAAAATACATC